ACCGTCTTCAATCACATCGCCCGTAGAATCCAAAAGAACCGAGTTGCGGGCTTTGCGATAGATGGTTTGTCCCTGAATTGTTTTACCGGAACTGTCTTTGATTGGGTTTCCGCTTGAGTCTTCGATGTTATCTAAGAACACGAACTCGTTAGGATATCCTGCGAAAGCCGTTCCGGTAATAATTGTACCATCTGCTTTGTGTGCGGTATAGCCCTTCAACAAAGCTTCTTCCGTAACAGTATCGCCGGTAAGGTCGATCAAAACTTTATTGCCGAATACGACTTTATTCGCAGCCATTTGACAAAACCTCCTTATCCGATCGTAACAGTCTTCCCTCCGGCAGAGTTGTCGGTTTCTACATACGGGATTGCCTTAACTGTAACCTGAGATAAGCAGTTGTACTCTTCATCTGGCATGATTGTCTGAGCTTCTTTGGACGGTGTTACTTCCTTGCTCTGTGGCTTCATATCCTCAGAACCAGACATGGCACCCTCAACGCCAAGAATCGTCACACCCTCACGAATGTTAGTAGCAATAAGCTTTGCCTGTTCGGTGGCGTCAATAGACACCTTACCAGAGCCATCATGATAGCCTTGCGGTACTGTATATTCTCCAGCCACAGTTGAGATGATACCCTTGACAGCGCCGTTGTTCTTCATAGTACCTGTAAGCTTACTTCCACGGGCGTGCGCAGTCTTTCCTACGAGAATCTCAGCGACAGCCGCAGTATCTTCGGAAGTATCGCTGTCGAATGTACAGGTACCCGTGATCTTTGCACCACTCTTATCATGAGCAGTAATACCTTTGAGGACCTTATCTGCACTGACGGAATCGCCAGTAAGATCGATAAGGACATCCCCCCCCGTAAATGACTTTGTTTACATTCATATTTGCCATAATGTTTAGTCCTCCATGACACTTTCATTATTTTTCTTTATCAGCAGTCTTGTTGTACTGGGATGTACTGATTCCAAGGATAACACCAAGGAAAGTATCAACCGCAGTGATGGTTCCGACTACCTGCTCTCCATACGGGAGACCCCAGATTCCAGCCAGTGCAAAATATAATGTACCAGCAGCCGGAAGCAGATACATAGCAATCCACTTAAGGATGTCGTATGTCTTGTTACTCATGCTCATTGTGCTCTTCCTCCTTCTCTATAAATTTATGAATCGGGAGTTTGTCCACCTCCTGCATAATTCGCTTTGCTGAACCATTCCCGCCCATACGTTCGTAGGGTTCATAGAGATACACTCTCAGATTCTCATATTCATCCTGGGTTACACACCCACGGTCAATATACGACATTCCAAGATACATGATCCTGTCATGTGCCAATCCAATAAGCATCTCTGTTTTTACATCTTTTTGCTCGCTTTTCTTTTGCAAATAGGCCCACAGCCCAGAAGATGCAAGAACTGAGCTAAAGATCGTAAGTACAACCTGAAACCATGGTTCCATCGTTTTCCTCCTTCTTTATGTGCAATCATGCAGACCTATCAGAAACAATCAGCTTCTTGTTGACTATTGTGATTTCCTTACTAAATAGGTCTTCGTAAAGCTGTATTAAATTCTTTCGTTGTTCTCTGGATAAGAGTTTATAATGTCCTCCCATCCAACCGCGAAACATATTTTCGACATTGTTGTAATCCGCTTCTTCATTTTCAACCTTAACGGCAAGTTTCTTGAGTTTTCTACGCATTGCGGTAACTCGATCCGGGTTTATTCGTTTGATGACTTTACCTGTATCCGTAAGTGTGTACTTGATTTGCAAGAATTTGTATTTGCTCGAAATCTTAACGATTCTGGTTTTCTTACGATTGATATGGATTCCAAGTTCAGCTGCTATTTTACAGACGTTTTCGAGCAAGTTTTCAAGTTCTTCTTTACTGGGATTCATGATGTACCAATCGTCCATATACCTTCCATAAAATTTCTGCTGACGCACATACTTGACGTAATTGTCAATCGGATATGGATAATAAATTCCAATGACTTGTGAAAGTTGATCCCCAATATTGACGGACTTCTCCATCCACTTTTCGCCAGTGAGCTTCTCTTTTGGAATATTCCGATACTCCAGTTTATTGAAAGTATCGATCATACAGGTCTCGTATTCCTCGTCAGACATATACGAAACATCGATCTGGAAACCTTTAAATATCAACGTTAAAAGCCAGTCAATAAACTCATCGTCATTGAACAGCTTCAACAATTCTCGTTTAGCAATCTCATGGATAATATTGTCATAGAACTTTGAAAAGTCACCGAATAGAATATAACCGTCATTTCCGTATAATTGGTAGTATTTGTGGAGATGGATTTCGAATCGTTTTCTCTGTTGTGAAATTCCGCGCCCCTTGATAGATGCGCAGTTATCATAAATGATATGTTTTCTAACTTCTGGAAGTAAAACCTCATCGCACAGAGAATGTCGGACAATGCGATCGCGGATTTGAATGCTTGTAATAGGTCTTATTCGGCCTCTTTCGTGCAGCTCGAATTCCTGTGTCGGTCCATTTTGAAGTGTCCGATTTATTAGATCGTCTTGGATTTCAAATATATACCGCAGGAAATTCATCATGAATTTTTGCGTCGATTCTTTCCACTTGCTGCTTTTCACAGAGACCTTATAAGCCCTATACAAGTTATTGGCGTCACAGACAATCTCCTCGTAGTTCATAACCTATTCACCGTTATAACAATACTTACCGTAGTAAATTGTATTAGGCTTTATTATTTATCCTTGCGGAACGGATAGCATCTCCTTCTTCGTTGGTTAATCGAAGAATCCGGACGAACTCCATTAGAGTTCGAAGCGTTGTTGTAGTTCGTATTGCCATTGTTGTTCACATTGGCAAAGTTAGCCGAAGAAACGACGCAATTTTTTAGATGTTACCCTTTTTCTAACCGCGACTTAATCGCCATGTCTCTTTGACGCCACCTTTTTATCAATCCGATTTCTCGGTCGATAGCTTTAACATACCGGTTGTACACATTCAGATCTACATCGAATATTTCAACAACCCGCTGCAACTCGTTGATGAGCTGCTCGCAATTTACAATGGCCGCATTCTGGTAATCTCTCCTGGTCTCGTACTCGTGCATTGTCCGTGGGTAAATGGTGTTTGCCGCTCTAACATTGCTCGTTATCAGGGAAGCACACTGGTTTACTTTCGATTTGAAACTCCGCATCAGTTCCCTGTACTTAGCAAAGTTTTCTTCCGAAATTTCTCCATACGCATACTTCTTCCGAACAAAGCCGTCCACATCCTTAACACCAAATCCCCTCTGCATAAGGAGTATCAGCATATCATGCAACTCGATCGAGTACGTAATCGCTTCGAATTTTGACTCTTTTCTGTCGCCTAACAGAACGCTCATTCGTAATCTTTACCGGTGATCTCAGCGAACTCCTCTTTGGTAATCCAGCCCATCTTCACCGCATTACGAACTCTGGTCTCATTCCACATTTTCATGCTGTACCAAAGCTTTACTTTACTGTAATTCTTGCTATGTTCCATGGTGATCCTCCTTCTTAAAGCTCTACATTGGACATCATCGCAATGTAGGCGATGTCAGACTGCATTTTGGTTCTGGTAAACTCCTCCTCAGAAATATCTCTAAGGACAAACCAGTATTCGCCAGGAACCTGCTCAACGATCTGAACCAGCTCCATGTTCGGATGAACGGTCTCGGTTGTTCCGTCGCTGATAGTAACCGGAGAGCAGTTATCTGCAAATACAGATTCCTCGATTTTTTCTGTAGAAATGAAATTGTTTCCGTTCAGCTTAAGATTGGAAATCTCAGTTCCATCACCGAGAATAATTTTATAGATTTTCTCTTCCATGATTAGAAGCTCCTTTCAAAAATATAAACGGGGCACAAGGCCCCGCGATTTTAATTAACCAACCGGGAAGACCGGACGAACCCCATTAGAGTACGAAGCGTTGAGGTAGTTCGTAGCGCCATCGCTGCCCACAACGGCAAAGTAAGCCGAAGAAACGACGTCTCTTAACCACTGGTTGTAAGATCTGTTTACGATGAATCTCGGACATACCATGAACAGCGCCAGCTGAGTCTTGCTGATTGTGTAGATACTCGGAACTGTTGAACCATCAGAAGTTGGACTGAAGTGAGGATGGCCATACATCATAGGTTCGTTCGGGAGCTCAATGCTGGAATCGAACCATGCTCCACCTGACGGTCTTCCATTTGCAACCGCATTGCACAGGTATTCTCTGTGAGTAAGAACAGACCCCTGGAAAGCCGCATTTACGATTGTTTTGGCGTTTGCCAAGTTACTCTTGTACATCGCAGAGCCCACATATCCACCGGTCGTAACATTGGTAGTATTCATCTGCGCATTGTAAAGCGCCTCATCCGGCATGATAACGAGATGATGACTGGTAAATGCAGTATCACCGCAGTTGTACCAGTAATCCATATCAACGATACGCCAAATACGACCTCCGATACTCCAATAGTCGCCAAGGAACATTCCTTTAAAGGAACCGTCCTTAATAGCAGCTTTCTGTACTGCGGTCAGCGCTGTACCAAGATTCTTGCCTCTGAAGAGTACCCGGCGAAGCTCCACCGGAGCAAAGCCATCAAGCATAGCAAAGAGTGCGTCTTCAGCTGCAATAGCCTTGTTTCCGTCCGTAGTCCCGACGAGTAATTTGTTACCGGATACCAGCTCGTTGATCTGGGTGAGTTCGGAAAGATTTACTCCTCCGATAAAATCTTTGGAACTTAAAAGACCGATTAACGCCTTTGCTAAAGCATCTGCCGCAATGGTCTTTGTCCCGTTAGGTCCGTCAAGCAGGAAAATATTACTTGCTGCTAACGCCTGGACCTTTTCGTAGTCTGTGATTTTCATTTAATGAATCCTCCTTTATTTGATGACAAAAATAGCCCGACCTTCGATAACATCGCCATTGCTGTCACGGAGAAGATCACTGGAATATGTACGTCCAATGACCGTATCCAAATTGCTGTCAGTAATGGGTGCGTCCGAAGAATCGAGCACGTCTCCGTAAGTACGGTATCCATTATCATAAAGCTTCTGATATACCGTGTATTCGTTTTCAAGGTTGGAACTGAACTGGTTAAGAATATCTACCTGCTCCTGCAATTCCAGCAGCTTCTTAGCAAGGCTTGCCGCCGTATTGCCATCTAACAGTGCCTGTAACTGATCAAACCATTCTCGAAATTCTGTTTCTGACTTCTGTTTCCAGTCAGCCATTTCCGCAGTATTGATGCTTGTGTATTCGTTGAACCACGCCTCCCATTTTTCTTTCCAATAGGTACTTGTGGCTTCCATATCTGCTGTATGCTCCGAATACCAAAGGTTCCACTGAGCTTCCCATGTCAAATATGCAGACTGAATCTCCTCAGTCTGTGCCAGAAACCAGGTAGACCACTGCTCTTTCCAAAACTTATTTGTTTCTTCCATATCAGTAGTCTGCTTTTCGTAGAACTCTTTCCACTGGTCCTGCCATTGAGCAATCAAATCATCGATTTCGACCTTGTCCAATGGAGCCGTTACGAATGGACACTCTGAAGTTCCAACGCAGTTCGTGATGTTTGCCTGTCGAATAGAAGTAACTCCGGCGCCGACATAAATATACGCCAGCGGATATTGCCAGCGATCATTTGTCTTCACCATCGTAGGTTTCGTTGGATTCGATGCTGGGGTTCCTTTAATGATTTTGATGTCATTTGCTCTGACGGCCTCTCTCGAATCCACTTCAAGCACAACTGCATCATATCGGTTCAGCAGAATCTCGGACTGTGGAACTACTAACGGTAACAGAGCGTCATTCAGCGTCCAAGTGTGATTGAACCAGGCTCGTCCGACACCAACGTTGATAATCATTGCTTCCGATTCTTTTACAACCATTGCAGTTCCGACATGCTGCAATATTCCGTCCTGAATGATTCCATCGAAAATGCTGGACATCTGAATAGCATCGTAGCGCCGATCTCCTTCTTTTGAATTATAAAATCCAAATGTTACACTCACTTCTTCATCACGCTCCTTCCTGTTCTATAGTCTTAAAAGTCGGATAGACGGAATAACCGTCCTTATCTTCTGAACGAACAATTTCAAGAATACGAGCTTTTGTCTCGTGTCCGTATTCGTTCGCAATCTGTACAATGTCCCCGTTAAAGAAATCTTTTCCATACTGGAACATGATAGTTGTTTCTGTTTCTCCCTCGAATGAGGTAATGCTCACATTTTCAGCAAGCTTTTCTTTTCCTCTTTGCTGCAACTGTGCCATATACTCGGCATCGGTCAACGCATCATCGCTTCCAACATTTGAAGAAATGTCACGAGCGTCCGTAAACAATTCTCTGCGATTCAAACCAGAGCCACCACCAACCGTAGTATATCTTCGATCGGCGCCCTCACCTTCTCCACCAACCAAGGTCACTGTCTTCAACGAAGCTTTAGATTCGATGTAGTTACTATTGATGATGTTCTCGAATTTCGGTGAAAATATAACGTAGGGATTCCTCGTCTGATCGTATGATCTATCTGAACCGGCATACAACTCAAATACGAACTGCTTTTCATCATTCAGAGTGATCTTGAAACCGATACCCTGCTCCTCGCAAATTTTCTGGATGACATCATACAGGTTATCTCCCGTGTACTGAGCTTCCAGTTTCAACTTTGTAATTGCTGGATCGGTTGATTCTTTGAAAATAAAGTTTGGAATTTTTCGATTGCTGTCTGACGGAGAAATTACATTCTCGTTGAGCAGTGTTTTTATTCCATTTTGAAGATTTCCGCTTAATAGTTTCTGTCCCCAGACGATTCGCCTGTCGAGGATAGATTCTAATGAACGCCCAGTAACCGTTACATGGTTACCGTCTTCGGTATCTGAAGTAATCTGGATTTTCTCCACGATCATCACATGTTCAGATTCCTTGCTCTGCAAATAGTAATCCTGTTTGATGTAGTCAAGAAGACCCTCTCGCATTGCTTCATACAGTTCAAAGTCACCGTAAGCGTAATACCGATCTGTCCAGATGAAGGACTCGTACGTATCCACAATAGAGACAGCATCTAGGTTGGTGTTTAAAATTGTCACATCCATAGTGCTTATACCCCCTCGTAGACTATACGGTTCTCAATCTTAAACTGTAAATTTGTACTTCCGTACTCAGCCGTATAAGCAAAGATGTTGTCGCCCTTCGCAAGCTGGAACCAATCAGCGTTTTTATCCAGGCAGTTCAAGATGTTTGTAGTCTTTCCGTTCCTAAGAAGCGTAATCGACTTGTTTCCTTTTACGGTGCAGATAATGATTTCATCACCTGCTATAATTCCAGAGCCAGTGAATTTCTCCAATTTATCGGTATCGATCCGCATCACTTCACGAGTACCGGTATTGTAGATCGTAATATTGCTGGCTTCACCGATTGCGTGAATCGTAATAGTCACTCCGATTTCAGCGTCGCCATTATATACAACCACCTGCTCTGTTTCATTTTTGATTTCTCCAATTTCTAGTAACGGGTCCTTAAGAGATTCATTACTGAAAGGAAACTCGAACAGTGCCTCTACACCATAGAAGATGGTTGTGTTGATTCCGTCTTTTCCGGCAGAGTAAAAGAAAGGATTCGGACACACGATTGAGATATCCGAACCCTCGTCTTTACTGAAGATTGTTGGGTCGTTTGATTCGACATACCCTTCAATCTCTGCCTGCCTATTATCGGTTTCGATAAGCATTGTGAGCTTCTTTTTAATAGGAAAATACTTGTATGAGAGCTGTCTTACGTCTTCAATGGAATCCTTCCACATATACGCAAGAGAAATAACAATGTTTCGGCTCGGCATCCTTGAAGAATTGAACAGACTTCCATCGTTTGTAGCGATTTCCGTCGTATTGATGTTCGCTTTTCCTGGTCCCAAGCCAGTTACAGACTTGATGATGAAACCGGATTCCTCCGGTCTCGCCAAATCAAGTCGGATACTATCGCCAAGATAGTTCGTAAACGTGACTGCTCGAATCAAGTTTCCACCATCCTTTCCATCGCCGAGAACTGATTCTTCGTCTGCCGATAAATCTCTGTTCTCGACAGTGCCTTAGGCGAATAGTTATTCTGTGTAAAGTTATAAGAGTTACCTGTATTCGGATTAGTATCTTCATTTTGAAGATTCCGTCCACGAGCTGCTGCAATTCCTGTGCTGACGGTTAAAGCCTGCGATCTACTGAACAGCGTATTCAGTCGATGACTCTTCTCTTCAACGTCTGACAGATCCAGAATCGGTCGAATCGTAGGCTGACCATCAACACCGTTGTCGATCATATCCTTAACCTTTGCGATTGCATTTCCGAGACCTGTTTTTGCCGAATCAGCCATTTCAGCACTGGCATTATATGCCTTCACCGCATAAGTTCCGATGGCATTAACGAATCCCAATCCAAAGAAATCACCGATGTGGTATCCTACTCTGGAAGGTGAATGCTCGTCCAGTTCGTCTTCTGCTGCTTCTGCCGCAGCCCTTGCCATTGCTCTGGCTTTAGCTTCCGCGCGGTACGTATTCTCACTGATTCCATCAGCAAATCCCTCCACCAAGTAAGTACCAGCCTGTTTAAACTGATCATGATAATCCCGGATAGCTGTTACAGAAGCATTAAGATTGCCAGTGAAAGCTGTTTTTACTTCTTCGGCTTTTTCCTTAACACCAGCGATGAACTTAATCATGCACTGCATTCCTGCATTTTGAAATTCCGGATACTTGTTCGCGATAGCTGTAAGGCATGAACTTAAGATGTTTACAAACGCATTTCTGGTTTCGTAATCTTTCGATTTAACTCCAGCAATAAGCTTGATCATGAGGTTCGCACCCGCAGTATTGAACTGAGTCTGCTTATTATTGATTGCAGTGATGCAACCGCTAATAATGTTGGTAATTGCAGTTTTGGTATTTCCGTCCTGAGATTTAATTCCGCTGATAAATTTTGTCATCAACGTAGAGCCAGCAGTATTGAACTGGGTTTGATAGTTCGTAAGAGTCGTAAGTACAGCCTGCATCATGGTCGTAAACGTAGATGTCAGATTACCTTTCTGAGCATTAGCCGCATTGATGAATGTCGTCAGCATAGAGGTCGCGGCGGATGTCACTCTTCCGCTCGCATCTGTAAACGCATTGATGAAACCGTCGATACCGTTGTTTCCAAGCTGAATCAGTGCTGTGCTAAAACCACTCATACCACTCGTATCTAATTCCGCCATTCCTTTAGCCATTTCAACAAGTCGATTCACCTGGGTAATCACACTTGACATGATTCCGGTATCGATTCCAGAAATAGAATCCGAATAACTCTTAATTCCACTTCCGAACTGAACCAGACTATCACCAAAACTACCAAGATCGTTGTCACCGGTAAACCAGTTTACAAGTCCTCCGGTATTTGGAATGGTGTTGGCAAGCTCCACTAGGGCTTTACCAGCTGTTGCTGAGTTCGTAATAGCCGCGGAGTCCATACCCATAATAGCTTCAGAATATGCCTTTATAGCTTCACCGAACGGTACAAGTTTCTCACCGAAAGTATCAACATCGTTGTTTCCAGTAAAGAATGCTACAACGCCACCTGTATTGGGAACAGTATCAGCAAGCTCGACTAAAACCTTGCCCGCCGTTGCAGAATTGACGATTGCATCGGCTTCCAGTCCACGAACCGCATCGCCAAATGCTTTCATTGCTTCGCCAAATGGTACAAGCTGTTTTCCAAACTCACCCATATCGTTTTCACCAGCAAAGAATCCTACAACACCACCAGAATTTGGAATGGTTGTTGCCATCTCTGCCATGGCCTTGCCAGCGATTGCCGCTTCTGTAACGGCATTTGCATCGAGTCCAGTAATTGCATCCCCGAACTGTCTCATAGCTTCGCCAAATGGTACAAGCTGCTTTCCAAAGGCAGTCATGTCATTTTCTCCTGCGAAGAAAGACACTAATCCGCCTGTATTTGGAATTGTGGCTGCCATTTCAGCTAATGCTTTGCCAGCTGTCGCCGCATTTGCCACGATTTCCCCGTCCATGTTTCCGATAGCTAACGAGAAATCTCTCATAGCTTCGCCAAACGGTACAAGTTCCTCTCCGAACTTAGATAAAGACGATCCTCCTGTAAGCCAAGAAGTCAATCCCTGTAAAATATCAGCCGCTGTCAGAATAAGCACAGTCTCGGCTAATGCCTTTACTCCGTCCATCATAGATGGCTGAATCTGACTAGCTCCCTGTAAAAACGGCTGAACATTATTCATAAAAGTGGATAAATCAGCTCCAATTTGCGGGAACTGACTCGACACACCGCTCATAAATCCGCCGACGATTCCACCAACGAACTGACCGATTGCCGTTCCGATTCCCTGTAAAAGCTTTCCACCTTCTCCGATAAGCCAAGAAAGTCCTGGAAGTTTCGATAAGAGTCCGACGGCTGCAAGCACTAACGCCATCTCAGCAACAACCGCACCCATACCAAGGATTCCAACCATTGCTCCTGGAACAAGCGATGCTGTTGCACTAAGAGCAAGCATAATAGCTGATAACAGACCGATTCCGGCAATTCCTTTTAGCAAAGCTCCAGTATCGATTCCTCTCAGTGCATCGACGATACCAGCGAAAAATGCTACGAGTACATCGACACCAGCTTTAATCAGTGACGGCAGATTACTAGCAATACCATCTAAAATTCCAATAAGGAATTTGAAAGCTAGATCTACAATTTGAGGCGTATAAGTAACCAGAGCCGCTAATACACCAACCACTAATTGTAAAGCTCCGTCTGCCAGCTGCGGTACACAGGATACGAAAACATCGATCAGCGTTAAGACAACTGCCTTTACAGCTTCACCAATAGCTGGCGCTCCGGCAGCAATAACTTTGCAGATTGCGATAATTCCTTCTCCGACTTTTGTAAGAACAGCCGGAATTAAGCCAGCGATACCAGTAACGATAACTGTCAGTGCTGCTACGATTGCAGTCGCTCCAGCGGCACCAGCAGTTGCCAGCGCTGTGAATCCGATAGCAAGTGCCGAAAGTCCTGTGCCAGCTGCAAGTAAACCCGCTCCGATTGTAAGAACCCCAACACCAATCAATGCAAACGCTCCCGATAATGCCAGAATAGTCGGAACCAATGGTGTAAGTACCGCGCCTGCTACGCCGATAATTGTGAATGCTCCGGCAATAGAAATAAGTCCTTTCGCAATCGCTTCCCACGATAACGCTCCCAAAATACTGAGTACCGGCGCAAGAACAGCTAAGGCTCCGGACGCAACCAACAATGCTGCTGATCCACCAAGCGTACCTTTCATGAAATTGAGACTGATAGCCAACTCAGCTAAGGCCCCACCCATGACGGTAAGACCTCTACCGATCTCTTCCCACTGCATACCTCCGAATTTACTCATACAGTTTGCAATGATTTCAAGTGCGCCGCCGACGATAACGAGCCCAGTTCCAATACCGATCATGTTCTTCGGCATCAGATTAACAGCAATAGCTACCTCTGCAAGTGCGCCGCCCATAGCAGTTAAACCTCTGCCGATTTCATCCAACTGTAATTGACCAAAATCTTTTACAGCGGAAGCAAAGATTTTCATTGCAGCGCCAATAGCAATTAAGGCTACGCCAGTAGACATTACGTGTTTTGCATTTCCAGCCAAATTCGTAAAGACAGCAAGTTCGGCAAGTAATCCACCGATTTCAGCTAATCCTTTTCCAATCTCGCTCCACTCCATCTGACCAAAGTCTTTGCAAGCGGACGCCAAAACCTTCATTGCTGCCGACAGAATAACGATTCCAGTTGCAGTGCTGATTATTTTCCCGTTGAATTTTGCAACTCTAAGGAATACAGCAATCTCAGCAAATAATAC